CACGCCAGAAGCCACAGGTGCCCGTGTGAGCGCTGTTCTTGACATGGAGTCAGTGAACTGGCCTGAGGCTAATCGCAACATTGACACAGGCGTTTCCACGCTAGGTGCTGACGTGTTCGACGCTAGTGGTAACGCGCTGGAGTATCTGCAGAAAGTAGAGGCCTCCGAGAACGGTCAACTGTTCGTGGGCAAGAACGGTCAGTTGTTCTTCCGTGATCGCCTTGACGCCACACCCACATCAGACACGTTCACCACGTTCGCTGACGATGGCAGTGGTATCCAGTACACCCGTGTGGAGGTGTCCTATGGTACTGAGTTGCTATTCAACACGGCGACTGTGGAAACACCGGTAGGGAACGCTACGGCACTGAACCAGGGTTCGAGGACTACGTTCGGTGTCACCTCGACCAGCATCAATACCCTTCTGTCGACGGTTGAGCAGGCCGGAAACTTAGCCAACTTCACGGTACAGAAGTATGGGACACCTGAGTACCGTATTGAGAAAGTCATCATCAATCTGAGAAACCTGGGCACGTCTGACAAGGCCACCATACTCGGACTCGAACTGGGTGACATAACGAAATTTGTGTTCACTCCCAACGGGCTGGGTTCGCCTATCGAACAGTTCGGTCAGATCATCAAAATCGACCACAAGATAGACCAGAACAGGCATGAGGTTAGTATCGGTGTGACCTCACTTGACTGGACGTTCCTTGTGTTGGATGACGCCCTGTTTGGTATCCTAGACACAGACCATCTAGCGTTCTAAGGAGTTATCTGTGGCCGTTCCAGCGGGCGTCAAAACATTCTCGGCCGGTGCTGTTCTTACGGCTGAGGAAGTTAACACCTACCTCCAGGCTCAGGTGATCCCTGTGTTCGCAAACTCGGCCACGGCTGGATCAGCAATCGCGTCACCTCAGGAAGGACAGTTCAGGTTCCTGAAAGACACTGACGCGTTCGAGTACTACACCGGCAGTTCCTGGGTGAGCGCCGGTGGTGCTGATATAGGCTTTGAGCAGAACTTCCTGCTCATGGGCGCATAGGAGAAACAAGGAAACATGGCAACCTCATATAAGACACTTGGACAGTTGGACCTGACATCGTCCACGCTGACCACACTGTACACCTGCCCGTCTGCAACTGACACTGTCATCAGCACTGTGGTGATTGCGAACCGTGCATCCTCGGCTGACACTTTCCGTCTGGCCTTGAGGACCACTGGTGACGCGATCAGTGACAAGCACTATCTGGCCTACGACGTGCCCGTCGCCGCGAATGACTCCACGACTCTGACCCTCGGCATCACGATGGAGGCCACTGACGTTCTCAGTGTCGCCGCGGCTGGGACGGCTTCGGAGTTGTCCATCAACGCTTTCGGTGCTGAAGTAACCGTCTAAGGGGGTAACTAATGGCTGTTACTTCTATGGCAAACAGTTCCATAAGGGACTTTGCTAAGTACCGGAATATGTCTACGACTTTTGGTGCACCACCTTATGCTTGCACCTATCTTGTTATTGCGGGCGGTGGCGGTTCACCTAATGAGGAAAACACTCCAGGCGAGAACGCCGGTGGTGGGTCTGGTGCTGGTGGTTATCGTTCTAATGTTTCTGGTGAGTCTTCTGGTGGCGGGGCTTCCGCTGAGACGGCGTTAAGCTTAAGTCCTGGTGTCTATACCGTAACTGTGGGTGCTGGTGGTCCTGGTGGGGCTTCTTATGCTAACGGTGCCGACTCAGTTTTCAACGCCGTTGTTTCGCTCGGTGGTGGTCGCGGTGGTAGGCCGACTGCTTCTTCTGGTGGTTCCGGTGGTGGTGGCGCAAACGTGGGCGCTGGTGCAGCAGGTACCACAGGGCAAGGTTACGCTGGTGGCGGTGGTGGCGGGGCAAACACTGACGGTTCTGGCGGTGGCGGTGGTGCCGGTGCTGCGGGTAGTGTCGGTGCCACAAACACTGGTGGTGCTGGGGGTAACGGTGTTGCTTCGAGTATTACAGGCTCATCGGTGTATCGAGCGGGCGGTGGCGGTGGTGGAATATATGCTTCAGGTGGGACACCTGGGCTTGGTGGTGGCGGTAGTGGCGCTACAGGTTCGGCGGGTACGGTGAACACTGGTGGTGGTGGTGGTGGTTGCCCGAATGGTGGCACTGGCGGTTCTGGCGGTTCCGGTGTTGTCATCTTCACTTTGCCAATCCAAGCAACCGCAACATTTTCTGGCGGTGTCACACAGACGAACGCCGTCGTTGGTTTGAACAGGGTTTACACTGTGACAGCTACTAGCACAACCTCAGAAACGGTGACCATCTCATGAGCCACTTTGCCAAACTCGATGACAACAACATTGTGACCTTCGTAACTGTAGGGCGTCAAGAGGATGACGGTCTGGAAGCTGAACTGACCGCGCGCACTGGTGATGTTTATAAGCAAACGTCGTACAACACTAGGGGCGGTGTCCACTATACGGACGGTTTGCCTTCTGATGACCAGAATAAGGCACTCCGGTTCAACTATGCAGGCATCGGTTATTCGTATGATGAAACCCGCGATGCCTTCATCCCGCCACAACCCTACCCTTCATGGGTTCTCGATGAGGACACTTGCCTTTGGGTGGCACCTATCACGATGCCTGAAGAACTTGATGCCGATGGCAACCCTGTTCCCTATGTGTGGGATGAGGATGCTGGGGACTGGGTAGCCGCCGATGTCTGACGAACTGATTGAACAAGTCGCACGTGCCTTCATCATGTCGTGGGCTGATTTACAGGACGGCGACAACACACTGCAACCTGGCAGTACTCTCATGACCATTGTCAACGCGCATGAGGATCGCGATCTGATCATCCAGTCTGGTTACCGTAAGGCAGTTGACCGTTTCGTCACACACGCTAACAAGGTGTAAACCATGAGGCTCCAACAACCGTGGCCCGAAGGCTACACCGTCAACGCCCGTAGTCCCTTTGGACCCAGACGTCATCCCATAACAGGGCGTGTCACCTTTCACCACGGCATCGACGTGGCCATGCCCACAGGTACACCACTCAATGCACCTGCAGACGGTGTCGTCGTCCACAAGGGATACGGGAACAGTGGTGGCCACACACTGATCATCAAACATGCTGACGACTTGTTCACTGTGTACTATCACCTCGAGAAGGCGTCACACCTGACGAAGGGTGCCCGTGTCCAGTTAGGTGACCTAATCGCATTCAGTGGCAACACTGGGGCGTCCACAGGGCCACATCTGCACATGGAAACTAGGCGATCAAGGCGATGGGGCGACACTCAAGACCCTGTTCCCTTCCTCCAGGGTTCCCCTTCAGTGACAACAGCACCAATCAAAGTCGATGGAAGGCTAGGGAGGAACACGTGGAAGGCTTTCCAAACGGCACTCAAGAAGCGTGGACTGTACAAGGGTGTCCCTGACGGCCGTCCAGGTGTCATGACCTACCGTGCGATGCAGGAATGGGCTGGGACAAAGGTCGACGGTGTTCTCGGCTTCAACACTCGCACGGCCGTGCAACAGAAACTAGGTGTGAAACCGGATGGCAAATGGGGCAGGCTAACCATCAGCGCCCTACAGCGTGCCCTGAATGACGGGACAATCTAATGTCTGACGAACCGTCTGCCCGCATCACACTCAAAGAGGTCTATCAACAAGTGCAAGAAATGAAATCGCTACTGGAGAAACTGGCCAACTCTCTACCATCCATGTCCAAACAGTTGGACGATTTGGAGTCGGAAGTGAAGGAACAGTTAGCAGACCATGAGAAGCGCATCCGCATCACTGAGAAACGTGTGTGGCAAATCATGGCGATCGCTGGGTTCGTCAGTGCCCTCATGCCAGTCATCATAAGGTTCCTTGATGTCTAAACCTTCATGGCGTATCCGTCGACGCATCATCTGGTCATCCATCGTGGGTGGGTTCAGCATGATAGGTCTGGGCGCTATCGGTTTGTTCCAAGACAAGATCACTGGCGAACTCATCACTGGAGGCGTGGCCCTTGTGACACTTGTCGCGTCAGCATATATCGGGTTTGGTACAGTGGACGACAAATGGCATCACACAAACGAAATGGAGAACCCTGATGGCTAAGTGGACCTTGTTCTGGAAATACTCTGGAGAACGCGCAATTAAAACCGTGGCACAGACCGCGTTAGCAACCATGTCTGTCGGAGCCGTCGGCATTTTTGATGTTGACTGGGTCAATGTTGCTAGTGTCGCCGCACTGTCAGGTATCATGTCACTGCTCACCTCAGTGTTGCAGTATGACCGGAAGCCTGTGGATGAGTAACCCGTTCGACAACATTGAGAAGGTTGATGGGTTCGAGGTTCCTGTGGACCCGATGGATTTGCTTCAGTGTGAGTCCTGCCAGTAGATGGTAGGCTAGTAGACGAACGGTTGTTCCTTCTCTCTGGTTTTCCGTTCTAGGGTCGCCCTGTTTTCCACCATCCAGGGCGGCCCTTCTTTATTCTGACAACCAGGCGTAGATGGTAGGGCGTGTGACGCCTGCACGTTTCGCTAGTTTCAGGATGGGGGCACCCTCGGAGTGTTCCTGACGAACATGATCGCGCATCACCTTGGTGATTGTGTCGATACGCTTCAGACCGTCATGGCGAACCTCTGACAACTGTTCGATAGTCATGGTGTCGTAGGCGTGGAAATCAAATGAGTGCATGTCAACCATCATACATCCTTCGTTATCAAAATGTAACCATTTGTTACTGTCTACTGCTTACACTACACGCTATTGTGGTGACTACCAAAAGAGAAGGGAGTCCACCGTGGGCTACTACAAGCAAACAGAAATCTCTGACCAAGAGAAGATTGACGACATCATCAGATGGTGGAAGTCACATGAGGGTCAGCCAATCCCACAGTATCTACTGAGTGCCATCGTCGAGGATGCAAGGTTCTTCGACAAGGTTCAGTCCTTGTGGGGAGGGAACGTCGGTGTTGACCTGGGTGAGAAGCGAATGACCAGGAAAGAGTCGGAGCGTCTACTGAAGCAACAGAAGCGTCAGGCGTTCTGGAGCATGGATTGGATCGAGTCACGGTTCGTCACAGTCAGCATGTTTGTGTCGCTGGCCATCAACATCGCATTGACCGTGGCACTCACGGCGGTGATCGCATGAGGTGGTGGGTTGTGTTTGGTGCAGGTGCACTGTTCACACTGGTACCTGGAATGGTTAACCCGCTGGCCGTCATCAACGGGTCCACACTCATCGGCTTGGGTCTATTAGCCTGGGCGACATACAAACTAACGAAGGGAAACTGACATGAACGCATTTGTATCGTTTGATGGTAGGGAAATGAGGATCATGTTGGATGAGCCATGGTCACTCGACGACAACGGGTTCCTCATCCTCAGCCAGAAGCAGGCACGTGACCTACGCGATCACCTCACCTGGCAGTTCGAGGATGACCGTGAGTGGGAGGACGGCTGATGTCTGATGTCAGCATGGAGTTCTTCTACGACTCACACCTGGACCCTCAGTGGACGGTCATCGTGTATGCAAACCAGTCAGAGGCGTTCCGTGTTCAGGGGAACAGTTGGGCTGGCGTTATGGAGGACTTAGTGTCGTCCACACCTGGCCACCTGAGTGACCTTCTATCTGTCGCTTGGTAGTGTTCCGGCCCAGATACCGAACCGTTCCTTCGCCGTAATCGCATACTCGAAGCAGGCCATTTGGATGGGGCAAGTAGCACATAGTTGCTTCGCCATTTGGATGGCCTGTTTCCGTGTTTGCCCTGCAGGGATGTCCTCAGGGAAGAACAGGTCAGGGAAGGACTCGCACGGTGTCGACTCGACCGTGTCACGTTCAGCGTTGAATACGTCTAGTGGTCTTTGTCGGCGGTGGGTCATAGACTCAATGGTATGGGAAAACATAGAGAGTTCGAAACATTGAAAGAAACATTCAACGACGCGATCTGGTTAGGAATGCCTGAGTCAGGGTCTGAGGAATGGCACGCCCTACGCGCTGAGGGTATCGGTGGCTCAGAAATTGGAACCATCATGGGACTCAATCCGTGGGAGTCAGCCTTCAAACTGTGGTGTAAGCGCACAGGACAGATCGCTGACCCGCCAGTCGACAACTGGGCGGTGAAGTTTGGCAATGCCTTTGAGAACCCTATCCTGCAGATGTGGCAGGCCGAGAACCCTGAATGGGATGTGTACCTCACTGGGACATGGCGTCACCCTGAATATCCGTTCATGCACGCAAACCCTGACGCGATCGCTGAGAACCGTGACACAGGTGAGTGGATAGTCGTCGAGGTTAAAACATCGAGGTCATTCTGGGATGATGTGCCACCGGCTTATCGTGCCCAAGTGTTGCACTACATGGATGTGTTGCACCTGGAGCGTGGTGTCATCGTAGGTGTCGCTGGTTGGAACTGGGAGGAACACTACATCGAGTGGGATCAGTTCGAGGTGGATGCGCAACGGTCGCACGCTAAGCGCTTCTGGGAACACGTACAGAAACATGTCCAACCTGTGTGGGATGGGTCGAAGTCCACGTATGAGGCACAACGGCAACTGAACCTTGACATCACCGATGATGAGGTCGAGTTGGGTGACCTGGGTTCCAGACTTCTCCAGGCACAGTTAGCGTTCGATGGCGCTGAGAAGGATTTGATGGCACTGAAGTCGGAGGTTCTGGGTGTGATGGGGTCATCCCGTCATGGTCTTATCGCCGGTGAACGTGTAACGTCAAGGCAGTCCAGGGGTAAAGGTGCCCCGTGGTTAGTAATCAAGAAGGGAAAAACTAATGGCTAGATTCGACCTCAGTCAGTATTCGACTGTTGCAGAACGTGTGGACCTGTTCTGGAAGCGCTTCCCAGAGGGCCGCATCCACACAGAAATCGTCCACTTCGAGGAACAGCAAATCATTATTAAGGCGTCAGTGTGGACTGATCGCGATGACCCAATGCCGGTCACCACTGACTACGCTGAGGAACGCCCTGACACATCACCGGTCAACCGTGTCAGTCATATCGAAAACTGTGCGACGTCTGCCATCGGCCGCGCCCTCGCTGATCTAGGGTCAGAGTTCTCTGGGTCGAAGCGACCGTCACAAGAAGAAATGCAGAAGGTGGAACGTCATCAGACACGCGACTGGGTTACTGAGGCTGACGCTATGACAGATGTCGACACCCTCCGTCTACTATGGAGTGAAGCGAAACGTGCCGGTGTAGACCAGGCCACACTAGATAAGGTGAAGCAACGTGCCCAACGAATGGAGAGTGCTTCTAGCGTCGGTGAAGGAAGTGGCTCAGGCGTTGCAGGAAGCGAATGACCGTGGGAACCTTGAGGATGTTCTGTTCTGGACGGCAGTCCTCAGAGAGAGAGTGGAGGTGCTGATTGCAACCGTCAGAAGTAATCCAAGCGTTGCAGGAATTGACATCGACGAACAGGAAGGGAGTTGATGCCCTACATGAGGCTGAGAATGTTTTGGCTGAGGCTGAACATAAACTGGACACAGCACAGGCTCATTCGTTTCTTAGCGCTGGAGGGTCAGTTGCTGAGAGAAATGCGCAAGCGACGCTAGACACGGCTGATCAGAAACTGGAACGTGATCTGGCGAAGGCTTCTGTGAACCGTATCAGGATGAAGTTGCGGGTCATTGAGTCTGAAATCATGGCGAACGCGACGATAGCGAAACTACTCCAGGCTGAAATGCGTCTATGAGTTCTCATAGGAAACTCGGTGCTGAATGACAGTGAGCCTAATGTCACACTTTCAACACTGTTTTGTGACAACCAACGTTTAGCATCCTAAGTGTGGGTTGATGGGGTTGGGGCCCACACTTAGGCGGGAAGTAGGGTGCAAATAATGTGCGCCTACGCTACCGTTTTACCACTGTATAGACTACTGAAATAACAGTGGACCTGCTGGGAGTCGAACCCAGGTCCTGACACGGTCGCATACGCGGTTTCCATACCAGTCGAAACCATCCAGGCCCTCATCCAGGATACTCGGTGACATCAGATAGACTCCCTTCATGTCATTGAAACCGGCGTTACTGAAACAGTTACGGGCACGCGATCAGTGGTGCTGGCATTGTGGTGACGACACAGACCTCGTGCCACATCACCGGAAGAACCGTCAGGCCGGTGGATCGAAACAACGTGAACAGGATGTGACAAACATCATCCTCGTTTGTGCCCTATGGAACGGGGCCATGGAGAGTGATGCTGACATGGCTGAGAAGGCCAGAGGCTATGGTCACAAACTGAGGTCATGGCAAGACCCGTTCAATCCTGTGTGCGACATTCCTTCTGGCAGGTGGTATCGTTTGACTTCCGATGGTGGCAAGGTGGAAACCTCGGAGGATGACATACCGTTCTAGAGAAGGGAACAATGATGGTGGATTGGGCTGATGAGTTAGGTATCGACCTGGCGACACTACACTTGGAGGCGTTCTGGCATCCAGTGGCTCAGTGGGATAATGCGAGGATTCAGAAGGCCGGTGAGGATTACTGGCACTGGTATCGGCTGAGGCATCCTGAGCCTCCGACACCCGTCGCGGTGAGAGAGTCGAAACGGCCGAGGTATGAGTTTACAGACAGACAACTACAGATTGCGATGAGCGCATTGGAGGACAAATGAAATCGCATATTGAAACAGACATCAGGTTCAGCATTGTCCCAGAGTGGGTGGTCGATGCTGAGGTGTCTGATCGCGCCGTGAGGGTGTATAGCATTCTGGCCAGGTATGCAGACAACGATACGTTGCAGGCGTTCCCGTCACGTGACCTAATCGCGTCGAGGGCACGATGCCATGTCAAATCTGTCGACCGTGCAATCGAGGAACTGGTTCAGATTGGTGCCGTGGTTAAGAGTCACAGGAAGGCTGGGAACGGTTTCATGTCGAACGTGTACACGTTGCGTCGCATCCCACAGGGTAGGGACACCACTGTCCCTAGGGTAGGGACACCCGTGTCGCCAGGTAGGGACACCACTGTCCCACTAACTAGAACCACTGAACTAGAACCAGAGAACTATAAGGCGATGTTTGATTCTTTCTGGGAGTCATATCCAAAGCATTTGCAGAAGGGTGAGGCACGGAAGGCGTTCTACAAGGCCGTGCAACGTGTTGGTGATGCACAGGTGATCATGGATGGTCTGATGAGGATGACCAATGATCCTAATTTG